GAAAGATTGGACTACTGAGGAAGAAGCTATAGTATGGCAATCATACTGTATGTTCCATGACTTCTTAACGTTTGAGGAGTTCTTAGATGGTTACTCTGAACAACCTTATATGGTTCGTTACTATGAACTCACAAAGCGTTTAACACGTGCTGAGCGAGAGACACTGCTTGTACTGAACACACCTATCTATGATCGTGATGGTGCAGATAAATTCGCTGATGCTATCATTGAGAAAGGTGGTGAGGGCGCTGTATTCAAACAGAATGTGGATTGGGAAGCAGGTCACAAAGGTTACAGAGCAATGAAGATTGTACGTGGTTTGCATGTCGATCTACTATGTATTGGAGTACAATATGGTAAAGGTAAACGTTCAGGTCAAATTGCTAAGCTTGAGTTCTCTTATAAGGGCAGTGTGTTCTCCGCAGACTTGGGTAAAGGATGGACTGACGCACGCCGTAGTGCACTTACAAACGCACATGAAAAATCCGTAGGCTGTACAGTATTCACAGGGACGTATGGTCATGGTTCTAACGCAGGTGTCACGGAGTATCCACCAGTCGGAAAGATATGGGAAGTTAAAGCATTACAAGAGTCTAGTACAGGTAAAGCATTGAGGCTACCTAAAGTGGTGCGTGTCCGTGAGGATAAGGACACACCTGACTATTAACATAGAGTTACAAAGATTGAGGTAAGTCCTTGATCTTTGTACAATAGCTTATGTAATCATATGTAAGTAGAATACCAGAAAACTCTTGTTTAGTATTTTCTAAGTTATTGATTTTAATTAATAATATTAGAAGTCGGGCGTGTAAGATAGACAAGAGCAATAACCACGAGGAATAATCATTGAGTATACAACACTACACAGGTGATTGGTTTATTAATGACTTCGAGAACCAGAACCATGAGTGGTATGGTTCACTAGCATCACCACACTGCCCTGATAATTACATAGTAGCTACAGGTTGGTGTATTGATGGAAGTCCAGTACAAGCACTGTATTTTAATAGTGATGACGAAGCTATAAATAGTAAATGGATTGATCAACTACAAGGATGTAAGTGGTATGTAGCTCATAATGCTACATTTGAGATTCAATGGATGTTAAGAACGTATCCTAAACAGTTCTTAGATTTCGTTAATAGTGGCGGTAGAGTATTCTGTACACAATATGCAGAGTACATACTTAGTAATCAATTAGAAATGTATCCTACATTAGAAGATACTACTATGAAATATGGTGGTTCTCCTAAGATCGATGCTGTGAAATTATTGTGGGAACAAGGTGTACTAACTGCTGACATTGATAAAGCATTACTTATGCAGTACTTAGCTGCTGATGGTGTCAATGAATATAGTAAGGTAGATGACTATGGTAATGTAGATAAATCATTTCACGGTGATGTAGCGAATACACGACGTGCTTGTTTTGCTCAAGTAGCTTTACTTCGTGAACGTGGTATGATGAGTATGTTCAAAGAACGTATGGATTCATTACTGTTTAATGCTATTAGTACATTCAACGGATTACACGTTGATATGGATGTAGCTCGTTCTAATCAAGCTAATCAAGAAGCTCAGATTGCTGAGATCAAAGCTCATATTATGAGTATGCTACCAGATGATTTACCCAGTGATTTAGACTTCTCATTCACAAGTGACTATCATCGTTCTGCATTCTTGTTTGGTGGTGCAATTAAGTACAAGGCAAAGGTTAGTTATGATCCTGTTAAGTATGAGCAGATTGAGGCTTATGAGTGGATAGATGATGCAGGACATAAGCACTATGTACCTATACACCATGCCGATACAGTTAATGGTGTATTCACTAGTTTTAAAGCAGGTAAGAACAAAGGATTACCTAAACCGTTTAAGATTGACTCTGACGTAGAGAAACTTAAATGGGGTGATAAGGTATATCACTTTAAAGGTTTAATTGACTTTGATGATCTACCTAAGATTGTATCTGATGCCTATATCGGTAAGCGTGCAGAGTTCAAAGGTAAACGTGAGCTTTGTGACGGCACTCCAATCTATAGCACAGGTAAGGATAGTCTGGATGTACTCGCCAATCATTCCGAAGTGGCTAAGCCATTAAAGACTTTAGCTGCTTTGATTAAGGATACCACGACATACTACTTATCGGTTGACGATAAAGGTGTTGAGTCTGGTATGTTGAAGTTCGTAGAACCTACCAGTTTGATTCACCATCAACTTAATAACTGTGCAACTATTACAGGGCGTTTGTCTGGTAGTAAACCAAACATGCAGAACATTCCCCGTGATGGTACATCCAAAGTTAAGGAAATGTTTACAAGTCGCTTTGGTGCTGATGGTCGTATTGTAGAAGTTGATTACTCTGCACTAGAGGTTGTGGCATTGGCTACGATTTCAGGTGATGCGAACTTAATGCGGATGCTCATTGAGGGTATTGACATGCACTGTTATCGTTTGGCTGCTAAACTTAAAGAGCCTTACGAAGATGTGTTTGAGAAATGTCACAACAAAGAACACCCTCAACATAAGCAATACAAACAATGGCGTACTGATATTAAACCACGTGCCTTTGCTCACCAATATGGTGCGAGTGCTGAGGGTATTGCATTTAGTACAGGTTGTACAGAAGCGGAGGCATATGAATTTAAAGCTATTGAGTTTGAGTTATTCCCTGAGTCCAATGCTTACCCAAGTACTTATGTGCGTCCTATGGTTGAATCTACAGGTTTACAGGCTAAAGCGCACAAAGAAATTAGACCTGATGGATCATTCAACTGTTACAGACGTGGGTACTTCCAAGCCAAAAGCGGTACATGCTACTCGTTCCGACAATATGAAAAATGGAACAAAGAGTTAAGACGTACTGTAAATGAGTACAAGGATACACAGATTGCAAACTACTGGTGTCAAGGTGAAGCGTCATTTATTGTTCAGGCTGCTTGTGGACGAGTCATTCGTGAACTCATTAAACGAAACTTTGCAGATGGTTTAGTCTTACCAATCAATACTGTACACGATGCTATCTACTTAGACTGTGCAACGGAAGAACTTGCCAAAGAGTACGGTGCGTTAGTACGGGATATTATGGAAGCTACACCTGAGTATTTATCCGAAGCTATACCTGCACTTAAAGATTGGAATTACCATATTACACCATTCCCTGCTGCTGCGGAGTTTGGTACAAACATGATGTCTAAACAAGATATTTGATATTACTTAATCACTCAATAGGAGAAACACATGGACTTTATGAACTTAGTACAAAACGTAGATACTGCTGAATTAGTAGACATGACAGATATTCAGGTAGGTGGAGGTAAGTCACGTGGCTTATTACCTACTGGTACTGCGTTTGTTCGTCTAAGTGGTTACGTAGAATACGGTAATCATCAACAAGAGTTCAATGGTAAGAAGAAAGACCCTGCGTTAGAGTTCCGTTTAATCTTCACTGTCGTAGGTGGTGTAGGTGTCAACCTAGCAGGCGAGGACGAGAACTTTGTTGGTGAAGATGGTTATTGCCCGACGATTCAAACATTCGATACTGCCCAGACACGTTATGATAAGTCACGTGCTGTTGCGTACTTTAATGCTGTGAACGTTGCACCTAAAGGTACGCACTTCATCCAGAAATTAGGTCAACTTTACACGTTACAGATTGGTGTGAAGAAGAATAAGAAAACTGGTAAGGATATGCAAGACATTGACTTCTCGAATCTACAACCTGCGGTAGACCCTGCTACACGTCGTCCGTATACAACATATGCAGATAAAGACGGCGAGCTTAAACCAATTGTAGAGCTTGAACAGTCTAACATCCGTGTGTTCTTATGGGATAAGCCAAGCACGATCAGCATGGAGCAATACAAAGCCATGTGGGATTCTATCGAGATTCAAGGTGAGTGGGCTGAGAAGAAAGATGAGTCTGGTAAAGTGCTTGAGAAAGCTAAGTCTAAGAACTTCATGCAGATCAAGTGTCGCAATGCGCTGAACTTCGCAGGTTCATCTTTAGAGAATCTACTGTTATCCAACGGTATCTCTATGGACTCACTGGAAGCTGCTGAGCATGAGGATGGTACTACAGAGGTAGAGGAGGCTCAGGAAACTACTGAATCAACTGAGACGATCTCTGCACCACCTGCGGATGATACGATCACACCACCTCCTGCTGAATAAGCATATCGGGTAAGCCTTAACGGGCTTACTCACAGAAGCGATCTATTGATGATTGTTTCTCTGAGTGAGTTAGGAGAATTAAATGGAAGATGTAAAGCGTGGTACTGGTCGTACTACACGTATGATTTTAGCCGTAGGTGAGTACTTAGCTGCCGACAAAGAACGTACTGCAACAATCGTAATCCACAATAATAATTGGGGATGGATGCGTAGTGCTGTAGATGCCATTCTGTCCGAGAGTTTTAGTGCTCGTATCTGTATTACAGGTTATAGTACATGGCAAGCAAAAGGTATAGGTAAACGTGAGTTTCACTTCTTTGATCATCATTGTTTCTACAACGACGTGATGCGATTACGTGCTGAGTTGGAACGTGTTGAGGCAGGGTACACTAAGTATGACATTGAATCTTGATGCATTCGGGATCAATGCTGCAACATTAAGTAAGCTTGATTCCTATAAAATTGTAGATGGTGGTAAGACCCTGCTATATGATGGTGACGGTGCTTGTTACGAGGCAGCAGGTAATGCTGCTAAAGAAACTACAGCAATGAATCGCTTTGAACGTGCTATCTATGAAGTTATGTTTATGGCAGGTTGCACTAAAGCCCGTGTACATCTTACACCTAAAGGGTGCTTTAAGAATGGACGTGGTTTACTCAAGACAGTTAAACCTTATCAAGAAAATCGGTCAGGTCGTAAGAAACCTGTACATTTAGATTACTTACGTGGTGAGGCATCCTTAGAGCACTTTGCGAACAACCCCGATATTCAAGTGTTCTTACATTATGATATTGAAGCCGATGATGCTTTGATGATTGATCACTTTACTATCCCTGATACCATCCTAAGTAGCCCTGATAAAGACCTTAATATCACACCATTTCAATCATACTGCGTGGATAAAGGTAAGCATCTACTACTACCTGATGGTGATAAGTTTGGCTATATCGAGCGTGTACATTGGTTAACGCCTAGTGGTAAACCTGCTAGTAAAGTATCTGGTAAAGGTAGTAAGTTCTTCTTATCTCAAATGCTTATGGGGGACACTGCGGATAATGTAAAAGGTATCATTAAACTGCATGGTAAGGCATGTGGTGAGGCAGGTGCATTTGAGGCACTGAACCCTATCCAAGATTCCGATGAAGCTGTGAACTTTGTGATTGATGCTTATAAGCGGATTGATCAGAATATTATACCCGAAGCAGAGGCTATGTGGTTACTACGTAATCGACAAGATAATGCATTTAAATTCTTTACAGAGCATAACTTAACTGATAGTAATTTAAATTTTCTAAGTGAATGTTTCTATGAACGTGAGTGGAAGATTATAGGAGATCAAGATGAATGATTTTAATGAGCAATTAAAACGTGCTGAACTAGTAACAGGTATTCTTGCGGAGGGTGCAGGTTATACGGCTCAGTTAGTAGGTGGTGCTCTACGGGTTCAAGCTATTGGTGGGACTACTAATGACTTTGATATTGCAGTTATAGTAGAGGACTCCGACGAGCTTGATGCATTACATCGTGATTTAACTCAAATAGTTTTACCTAAGATGGGCTTACAATTTCATGTACAACACTACTCCGAATATGGTGATAATGAGGGATTCTTAGCAGACTGGCGTTTTGAGGATATTAATATTATCGCATATGCAGGTTGGGTTATAACTGATCACACTGAGTTAGTAAATAAGTTTGATCTTAATATTAACCAATGGTACAAGAATGATGAGGGTGACTTAGTAAATGATCACTTCAACAAGGAGACTGGATTAGTCCAGATTAATCCTTACCGTGACGGGTTAGGTCATATTGTACGGCTTAAAGATCGCATTGAGCGTTTTAGAGGCATCTACCCTTTCCTTGACTGGTCAGATATAGACAGCCGTAAGATTGAACACCCTATCTATGGTGTTATGTATGAGTAAACCATTACAGAAGATTGCACGGTCTCAATTACGTTCTATTATGATTATGCTGTACCAACGGCAAGGATGTAAGTGCGCTATTTGTGGTAAGCCTATTGACTTCTCAGTTACAGGGTACAAAGCTAACTACGCAGTCGACCACGACCATGAGACAGGTGAGATTCGAGGCACATTGCATAAGTCTTGTAACTCAGCAGAGGGTAAGGTCGCTAATGCAGCAGGTCGTTGGGGTGCTAAGAGTACCAAACAATATGACATTGAGGAGTTCATCCGTAACCTTGTTAAGTATTGGGATAAGGCTGCGAGTACTGGTACAGGTATGATGTATCCAGATCATAAGACACCTGAACAATTGAAAGAGGCTGCTAATGCGAAACGTCGTAAAGAGTATGCTAAGAAGAAAGCTGCGGAGCAAATGAAACGTAATGCAAATAAATGATGATGTAGTATGTGCTTGGTCTGGTATTTATACTAGTATCACAACTGGTAAAACCTACCGAGTTGATAATGTCTTTGAGGATCACGGAAATGAATACATAACCGTGCTCGATGACAATGGTAAGCGTGCGTCATATGACTCATGCCGATTTATGAAACTAACCGATCAAGCTCAACAACTCAAGGAGAATTTAATCAATGGCTAAGCACGAACTCAAAGGCGAGAAATTAGATGTGATGGAACTATGGTGGTCTGGTAGAGACTATAAGCAGATCAGTGCATTGACTGATAAACCATACGATACCGTGTATGGTATTGTGCAACGTTATAAGGATGTAGTTATCCCAACACCTCTAAATTCTAATAGGAAGCCTACTATCTTTGTCATTGGTGATACACAGTGTAAACAAGGTATTGACTTAGCGTACATGCACTGGATCGGTTCATACATTGCATATAAGAAACCTGATATTATTATCCATATCGGTGATCACTACGATATGGCATCCCTGAGTACTTATGATAAAGGTCAATTGAGTGCAGAGGGTAAGCGTGTTAAGGCTGACATTGAAGCAGGTGATGCAGGTATTGCAATCATTGAGTCTTATATTGAAGATACACCTAACTACAAACCACGTAAAATTGTAACATTAGGTAATCACGAAGATCGCATTGACCGTTTCGTAAATTATAACCCTGCATTCGAGGGCTTCATTGGTACAGAACATCTAGCATTTAGTAAGTACGGTTGGGAGGTTTACCCATTCTTAACACCTGTTAATGTGTGTGGTATCAACTTCGTACACTTTGTGCAGAACGGTATGACAGGTAAGCCTTTAGGTGGTACTGTTATGACTCGATTGAAGAATGTGGGTGAGTCCTTTGTAATGGGACATCAACAAGTACTAGATCACTGTCTACGTTACTTACCGCTATCAGGTAAAGCACAGATTGGTGTCATTGTAGGTGCATGTTATGAACATGACGAGGCTTACAAAGGTGTACAAGGTAATCATCACTTTAGAGGTTGTGTAATGTTGTATGAATGTGCAGATGGTTATGCTATGGTAAAACCAGTGACACTTAACCATATGAAAGAATGCTTTGAGGGAGGTACACGCTAATGATGTACATCTTAGCATTTCTATGTGCTATTAGTATTGATAATGAAAAGCATTGGGGTTGTAATATAGCCTTAGCCATAACTGCGGTAGGGTTCGCTATAGTGGGGTACTTACCATGAATTTAAACATTGATCTAGGTACTAAGCAGGAGATTGTATAATGAAGATTACAATGATTGGTTTAGCAGGTGCAGGTAAGGACACCTCTGCTTTGATTCTACAGCGTGTACTTGCAGAGCAAGGTTATAAGTTTGAAATTGAACGTTTTGCTAAACCTTTAAAGACTGCTGCGGAGCGTGTGTTCGGTAAAGACTTCGATGATCGGGATTTTAAAGAAGTACCTGTCAAGGTTAATCAAGACCGCATGATTGAAGCTACGTTTGATTGTCTACACTCTTTGAAGTTTACAGAAGCAGAGCATGAGCAAGCATCCGAGTTGTTCTTCGAGCACTTAGGTTTTAAACCTGTACTATCCCCACGTGAGTATCAGCAAGTACTAGGTACAGAAGTTGTACGTACAGTACGTCAATCCGCTTGGGTAGATCGTCTAAAGAACGTTACAGACCGTAATCTTATTATTACAGATACACGTTTTGAGAATGAGGTGCAGTACACAAACATCTTAGTACGTCGCTTTGAGAACTTAGATAGACCTAAGCATCCGAGTGAACACCTTGCTTGGGATTTACAGTTCACAGGTAAGACCTTACCCGTAGATGTCTTTGATTTAGATAATCATCGTCCGAACACTCTGGATACGTTAGAAGATAATATCCGTGAGTTAGTATCAATGTTTAATTTCAATGGAGTAAAGTAATTCATGTCGGTTTACCAACGTCAGTTAGAACTTGAAGAAAAATACAGTACAGCTAGTCTCATTGCAGGTCAGCAACAAGTTATGGATGCATTCAAGCAAGGTCGAGCAACAGATGTTGGTAAGGGTAGGATTGTATTAGCGCAAGCGTACAATTCTGCACATGACGAGTTCGTAGAGTGGTTGTCTAAACCGTTGAGTGGTATTGGTGGTAAGTTCAAGAAATTGCTTAAAGTAGCATCACCTGATGTATTAGTTATGGCAGGTTTACGTGAGATCATTAACGGATGTGCCTCACCTGAACCTATTATGATGCAGCAGTTTCTACGTCAACTAGGTCGCATTATTGAATCTGAATCTATGTTGTCTTGTATGGAAAAGGTCAGTGATGCTTATACAAAACGCACCGTAGAGTACTTAGATAGTGCAGGTACACGTAGTGTATCTCATCGTTATCGTACTTTCTTAAAGGGTGCTGAGAACATGGGTTTAGCGTGGGAGCAATGGTCGTCTGAGGAACGTGTAGGCACTGCTCGTCTTCTACTTACTATCCTATATAACACTGGTTTATTTAAATGGAATAAGTCTGGTGCTCAAGGTAATTACTTCTTAGCACCTAGTGAAGAATTAGACAAACATTTCCATGAAGTCCAGTCTGCTGCTAGAGCTATTGTTAAATACCCTCCTATGTTATTACCTCCTATGGATTGGCAAGGCTATGACAATGGTGGTTACTTGACTGAGTGGTTTAGAATGCACAGTCCTATGTGTGGTATCCGTTATATTAAACCTGAGCATAAACGTTGGATTGTAGAGTCTCTAGGAGCACCAGAGGCGCAGCCTGTACGTGATGCTATGAATAAAGCACAGTCAGTACCTTACCGAGTAAATCAGCGTGTGTTGACGATCCTACGTACTGCTACAGCTATGCGTGTAGGTATCTTAGGTTTACCTAGTTTCGTACCTGCTGCACAACCTGACTTCCCATTTCAGGATGGTTGGTTAAAGGAGAATGCCACAGCAGCGGAGTTAGAGCAATTCCAATTCTGGAAAACTCAAATGGCTGCTTGGTATACTTCGGAGGCTAAACGTAAAGGTCGTCAGATGGGTATCTTAGGACGTATTAATGAGTTAGTAGAATATCAGACAGAGGGGCGTTTGTATTTTCCTACATTCATTGATTGGCGTGGTCGTCTGTACTTCCGTAGTAATTTAAACCCACAATCAAGTGACGCAGTAAAAGGTTGCCTTGAGTTTGCTGAGGGTAAACCTCTCGGTAAACAGGGACTTAAATGGTTAAAGGTTCATGTCGCTAACTGCTGTGGTTACGATAAACATGATGCAGATACAAAGGAGAAGTGGTGTGATGAGCATTGGGAAGAAATTAAAGATTTTATCAATAACCCACTTGATGTGGATGCACCCGAACCAGATACAGCTTTTACATTACTACAGGCAGGTTTGGCATTACAAGATGCCCTCAATTCGACCAACCCCGAAGCCTACGTTTGTCATGTGCCTGTGGCTATGGATGCGACTTGTTCAGGTTTACAGCACCTTTCAGCCCTCACGTGTGATCCTGTAGGTGCTTATTACACCAACCTGATTAACAATAATAGTGATCAGAAGTCAGATATTTATATGCGAGTTGCCGATGTAGCACGTGATCTATTACCTGAGTTTATTGACGATGTAGTAGTAGATCACTTCTGGAAAGTAAATGAGATCACCCGTGCAATGGCTAAGAATCCAGTTATGACGTATGTCTATGGTGCTACGCTGTTACGTTGTATTGATACGATTGCATTGAACCTTGTCGAGAGTGGTGTTGAACCTATCAAAGAGGGTAGCAAGGTAATCTACAGTATGACGGCATTAGCTACACCTACAGGTAAAGCATTACGTAAAGGTGTGGAGCAAACAGTACCAGAATCCGCTAAGATGATGAAGTATCTACAGCAAGTGGTACGTGGTAATCGTGATACGTGTATGCGTTGGATGACACCTGTAGGTGTACCTGTAGTCAATTGGGCAGAGGGTACTATCTTGAAAGAGTTGAAGATTCGCTCTATGGGAGTGGACTCAATTATCTTAAAGACAGGTGACAAGACATACAATACCCGTGCAGCATCTAACGGTGTTGTACCTAACTTTGTGCATAGTATGGATAGTGCTCATCTATGTATGACAATCAATGACTTCGATGGTAGTATCTTACCTATCCACGATTCATTCGCAACACATCCAAGTGATGTAGATTCTATGCATGTCTCTCTACGTAGAACATTCGTAGATATGTACAAACAATTCAGTATCACTGAATTATTAGACTTCAATGATGTAGATCAAGAGGAGTTTGTAGTTCCAAGTCAAGGTAACTTAGATTTAGAAGTTATCAATAATGCACCATTCATGTTCTGCTAAGGAGATTTATTATGTTATATGCAATTATCGCTGTGTTAGTTCTTGTTTTAGCTTATGTTATTTATATCAACTATAAAGACCATGTCGCTGTGGAGTTTCAAGACTATAAAGATTTCTTAGTGTCTTTTTATAATCGAGATTTACCTAATGATATTTACAGAGAGATTATTAAACCTATAGGTACTGCATTACTATGCGCTGCATTTGTACTAGCAGCTCCAGTACTCGGAGCTATACTAGGCGTGCTCAAAGTCATTGTAGATGTTCATAATCTACGTAAGTAAGTTACACAAAGTTACAGTACTTAGATTACCTAATTCAAAATAGGTGTCTAAGTACTTGTTTAATAAAGTGAAATTAGAAGTCGGACGTATAAGATAGGAGAGATAATGTCTCAACATATTCCAGATTTTACTGCTGATCAGTTAGAGTTCTTAGAGAGAACATTTCCTGAAAAGACTAACCATATAGATAATAAGGGTATAGTTCCTCAAGAGGAGTTATATGTACGTCTAGGTCAACGTCAAGTAGTGAACCGTATCAGACAGATACATGAAGATAAACGTCGTAACTTAAAATAGGAGGTTACTATGGGATGGCTTTCAAAAGCATTCGGAGGTCTTGGTTTTAAGAGTGTGACTAAGTTTGCTCAGAATGTATTAGGTTTAGATACAGGTGAGGACTTGGCTAAACAGTATGATAAGCAATTAAAACAACAACAAGAAGCAAATAAACTGAATGCTGCTAATGAGGCTGAGAACGTTGCTAAGTTCGATGATTCTAGTGGTAGTAGCTTCGGTGGTACAGACAATCGACAGAAGAAACGGGGTGCAGGCGCTTACGCCAATGCATTAGGTTTAAAAATCTAGGAGGTAGATCATGGCAGTTCCAGAGTTAAGTTACCGACTTAGTGCATTGTTTACGAAGTATCAAGATACAGGCTTACTAGATCGAGTCGAGCAATATGCTCTGTGGACTATTCCAAGTATCTTTCCTCAAGGTGATGAGTCGTTTTACAATTCAAACACTAATCGCACCATTGAGTATGACTACCAATCGGTAGGTGCATTAATTGTAAATAGGTTAGCTACTAAATTAGCACGTACACTATTCCCTGCAAATACAAGCTTCTTTCGTATTGATGTAACTAATCCAGACTTAAAAGCTTTATTTGAGCGTAAGAAAGTTAAGTCCATTATTGAGTACGAAAACTCCGCTTGTGAACGTTTATTCTACAATGCTTCATATGCACAATTAGTACAGGCTATGCGTTTACTGATTATCACTGGTGAGTGTTTACTCTACCGTGTAGCAGACAGTATGCGAGTGTACTCACTAAAGAACTACGCTGTTAAACGTAATAACGTTGGTGAAGTCCTTGATCTAATTATATTAGAGCATAAATTCTATGAGGAATTAGATGAGGAGACTAAAGCTGCATTAGGTGATTACAGATCAAATGCGCCATTAAAGTTATATACTCGTGTGCAACGTTTATTGAAGAACGGTGTTAAGTCGTGGAGAGTTACTCAAGAGCTTCAAGGTATTGAATTGCCGACTAACATGGTGTATCGTGATAAGCTGTGCCCATACATCCCTGTCACATGGAATTTCGTTAATGGTGATTCTTATGGACGAGGTTATGTAGAGGACTATGCTGCGGATTTCTCTAAGTTATCTGATTTATCTCGTGAGCTTATGGCTTATGAAATGGAGTCACTACGTTTAATCCATATGGTTAATCCTCAAGGTGGTGTGGATATTGACAGTGCTAGTAATGCGCCTAATGGTGAGTTCGTGCATGGTGATCCTAATATGATTCAACCATATGAGGGTGGTTCATTCCAGAAGATTCAGGTAATTAAAACTGATCTCAATGACATTGAGCAACGTCTTAACGTAGCATTCATGTATATGGGTAATCAGCGTGACGGTGAGCGTATCACAGCATATGAGATTCGTCAGAATGCTGAGGAAGCTGAGCAAGTCTTAGGTGGTGTGTATTTCCCTT